AGGGCTCCGGCTGGTCGGCCAGGTTGGAAGACTTCGGCTGGTCACGCAAGGTGACGGCCACCGACGCCGCGCAAGGCGGCCGAGGAGATCGAGATGCCCGGACCCCCGCCTGATCCCGATGCGCTGCGCCGTGATCGGGCCACTGACCAGGGCTGGCACGTCCTGCCCATCACCGGCCGGCCCGGCCCGACACCGGATTGGCCGCTGACTCCGGCGTCGAACCGGGAGATTTGGCACTGGATCCGGCTGTGGAAGACGCCGCAGGCCACCCGCTGGGAAGTCCTCGGCCAGTTCGTCCAGGTCGCCGTCTACGTGCGGCGCCTGGTCGCGGTCGAGGAGCCGGACGCCACCGCGGCGCTCGGCAACCACGTCTTGCGCCTCGAGGAAGGCCTCGGCCTGACGATCCCGGGGCTGGCCCGCAACCGCTGGCAGATCGGCTCGCAGGAGTCGGCGCCCGCGCAGGCGACCGGCACCGAGGGCACCGCGCCGCGCCGGTCGACGAGCTCGCCGAAGGGCCGCCTGTCGGTCGTGCGTGATGACGGCGCCTGAGCGGTACGCGGTCGGCTTCCCGACCCTGTGGGTCGGCCCGGCCTGGGTCGAGGCGCACTGCATCCAGCCGGACGGATTCCACCGCGGCCGCCCGTTCCGGTACTACGACTGGCAGCTGTGGTGCACGGCGAACCACTACCGTGTGCGCCCGGAGGCCGAGTGGCAGCCGGACAACCCGCTGCGCGCCGCCGCCTTCACCTACCGGCGCAGCGTAGTCATCGGCCCGCAGAAGACCGGAAAGGGCCCGTGGTCGGCGACCGGGGTCGCCCTCGAGGGCGCCGGGCCGGCGCTGTTCCGCGGCTGGGCCGGCCGAGGTGACGGGTACGCCTGCTCGGATCACGGCTGCGGGTGCGGCTGGGAGTACGAGTACGACCCGGGCGAGCCGATGGGGATGCGGTGGCCGACGCCGCTGATCCAGATCACGGCGACGTCCGAGGACCAGACGGCGAACATCTACCGGCCGCTGCAGGACATGATCCGGCTGGGCCCGCTCGGTGACCTGATGCGGGTCGGTGAGGGCTTCATCCGGATCGGCCTCGAGGGCCGCATCGACGTGGTCACCTCGAACGCGCAGTCCCGGCTGGGTAACCCGGTTACCTACGTGCCGCAGGACGAGACGGGGCTCTACAACGACCGCAACGGCATGCGGAAGGTCGCGGAGACCCAGCGTCGCGGCCTGGCGGGCATGTCGGGGCGGTCGCAGGAGACGACGAATCCGTACGACCCGTCGGAGGACTCGGTCGCGCAGCGCTCGTTCGAGTCGCAGGCCGAGGACGTGTTCAAGTTCTACGAGCCGCCGCCGGCGAACCTGTCGTACCGCAACAAGCGCGAGCGGCGGAAGATCCACCAGATCAACTACGCCGGGTCGCCGCACGTGGACGTCGACGCGATCGACGCCGAGGCGGCCGAGCTCGCCGAGAAGGACCCGGAGCAGGCCGAGCGGTTCTTCGGCAACCGGATGGTGTACGGCGCTGGCAGCTGGATGGATGGCGACTCCTGGGACGCCCGGGCATGGACGCGGGCCACCCGTTCCGCCGAGGTCGCCGCCATCATTGGCCCCGTGGGGCCACGGACGGTACCGGCTGGCACTCCGGTGGTCCTCGGATTCGACGGCAGTGACACCGACGACTGGACGGTCCTGCGGGCACAGACCGAGGACGGGTACCAGTTCACCCCGACGTACGGGCCGGACCGGCGCCCGTGCATCTGGGATCCGGCGCAGCACGGGGGGCAGGTGCCCCGCTTGGAGGTGCGGGCCGCGTTCGCCGAGATCACCAAGACTTTCAAGGTGGTTCGGGCGTACCTGGACCCGCCGGGCTGGAAGTCAGAGATCGACGAGCTGGCCGAGGAGCACGGCGAGAAGGTGTTCTTGCGCTGGGAGACGTACCGGCTCACCCAGATGCACGCGGCCGCGGTGCGGCTGCACACCGACGTGGTGAAGTCGGACACCAATTTCACCCACGACGGCGACGAGGTCATCGCCGTGCACATGCGCAACGCCCGCAAGCTGGCCCGGGCCGCCCAGCGGTACGTGCTGGGCAAGCCGTCGCAGACCCAGAAGATCGACGGCGCGATCAGTTCCATCCTCTGCAACGAGGCCGCCGGTGACGTCACCGCCGCCGGGGCCTGGCCGAAGCCCGTCGATGACCTGATTTACACCGCGTCCACCACGGGGCGCCTCAGCCGGAGGTGAACGGGTGGCCACGGCCGAGGAAGCATTGGAGCTGGTCCGCAAGCTGTCGGCCGAACTGGCCCGGCGCCGACCGAAGATCAAGGAGCGCCTCGCCGCCTACCGCGGCGAGGAGGCGCAGCTGCGGTTCGCGTCGCCGGAGTTCGGCGCCTACTTCGCCGAGCGGTACACCGAATTCTGCGACAACTGGTGCGCCCCGGTCATCGCCGCCACGACTGAGCGGATGAACTACCAGGGCATCCGCCTCGAGGGCGAGCTGCAGTCCGACAAGGACCTGGCCCGGGTGTGGAAGGCGAACAACGGCGAGCGCGGCAGCTCGCAGGCGTTCGTGGTGATGTTGGCCGCGTCGCGGATGTTCGCCCTGGTCTGGGGCAACCCGGCCGACGACGAGACCCCGCGGATCACCTGGGAGCACCCGGAGAACTGCGTCGTCTCGTACGACCCGGACACCGGCCAGGCCGTGGCCGGGCTGAAGCTGTGGAACGACGGGTCCTACGAGTACGCCACGCTGTACCTGCCGGACGAGGTGTTCAAGTTCCAGCGCCGCACCGGCGCCGGGAGCTGGGCCAACCTGGTCATCGTCGGCACCTACGTCGGCGGCTGGGAGCAGCGCCAGCCGGCCGGCGACGACACATGGCCGCTGCCGAACCCGATCGGCGAGGTCCCGCTGGTCGAGTTCCGCAACCAGGACCTGCTCGACGACAAGCCGATCAGCGATATCGACGGTGTCGCCGCGATGCAGTCGGCAATCAACCTGGTCTGGGCGTACCTGCTCAACGGCCTGGACTACGCCACCCTGCCGCAGCGCGTCGTCACCGGCGCAGAGATGCCGAAGGTGCCGGTGCTGGACGCGACCGGCCAGGTCGTCGGATCCCGGCCGGCGGACCTGAACCTGCTGGCGGCTGACCGGCTGCTGTGGATCCCGTCGAAGGACGCGAAGGCATCCGAGTGGTCGGCGGCGAACCTGCAGGCGTTCGACGCCACCCTCGACCGGGCCGTAAACCACGTCAGCGCGCAGACCCGCACCCCGCCCCACTACCTGGTGGGGAAGATCGCGAACCTCTCCGCCGACGCGCTCACCGCCTCGGAGACCGGGCAGGTCGCGAAGTCCGGCGAGCGCCTGACGTACGCCACTCCGGCGCTGCGGCAGTTGAACCGGCTGATCCTGCTCGCGCAGGGCGGCGACCAGGCCGAGGCCCGGGCCCGGGCGTGCGCGGCCGGCGCGATCGACTGGAAGGACATCCAGTTCCGGTCGCTGGCGCAGAAGGCTGACGCCTACGGCAAGCTCAAGGACATCGGGTTCCCGTTCGAGTGGATCGCCGAGCAGTGGGGTCTGGACCCGGAGGAACTGGCCCGGGTGCTGAAAATGCGCGAGCGCGAGGCCGAGCAGAACCCGCTGATGGACGTCGCCCGCGGCCTGGCCGACACCCGGGTGGCGCCGGCCGAGAACGTGCCGGTGCCGACCGGTGAGCGCTGAGGACGTCGCCCGCGAGCACTACCGCGAGCGCAAGTCGCTGTCCGGGTCACTCGGCCGGCTGGTGCGGCGTCTGTGGGGTGCGATCGACCCGGGTGACCTGGACGGGGCGTGGGCCCGGGCGGTCCCGGCGCTGACGCTGGGCCTGGTCGGTGCCCAGCTGGTCGCCGCCCGCCTGGCCGATGCCTACGTGACCGGCGTCCTCGACGAGCAGGGCATCGACCCGGGCGGCGACGAGATCATCCCGGACGCGTTCGCCGGGGTCGCCTCGGATGGGCGCGACCTCGAGGGCTTGCTGCGTAACCCGATCACCGTCGTCAAGGCGGGTATCGCGGGCGGCGCCACCGTCGACCAGGCGATGGCCGCCGGGTACGCGAACCTCGACATGCTGGTCCGCACCCAGCTGGCCGACGCCGGCCGGGCCGCGGACCAGGCGGCGCTGGTCGCCCGCCCGGCGGTGACCGGGTACGTGCGGATGCTGGTCGGCGAATCGTGTTCCAGGTGCGTGATCCTGGCGGGGCGTACCTACCGGTGGAACGCCGGGTTCCTGCGCCACCCGTCGTGCGACTGCATCCACGTACCGGCCGCCGAGGACAGCGCCGATGATGTGCGGACCGACCCGCGCGCGTACTTCGACAGCTTGACCGAGGCGCAGCAGGACAAGGCGTTCACGAAGGCCGGGGCGCAGGCGATCCGCGACGGCGCCGACATGGCCAAGACGGTGAACGCCCGCCGGGGTATGCAGACCGCCACGGTGTACGGCCGCCAGGTCCTCGCGACTACTGAGGCCGCTGGGCGCCGCGTGCGTCTGATGCCGGAGCAGATCTATCTCGAGGCGGCGGGTGACCGCGACGAGGCGGTCCGGCTGTTGAAGCTGCACGGCTACATCCGGCGCACCGCACCGCAGACGTCCCGCCCGCTGCCGGTGCGCCCGGAGGCCCCGGCGGTGCCGCTTGTCAGGACGTTCGACCAGCGGGCCGCCGCGGCCGCTTCGGGCCAGGAAGCGCTCGACGCGGCGACGTTCGGGTTAGGCCGGAACCCTCGCCCGGCCGCGTTCACCCCGGCGATGTCGTCAGCGCTCAACACCTACACCGGTGCCGAGTACAACGCGGTCAACCGTCTGCTGCGCGGGCAGCCGCTGCCCTACGGATACCGGCCGACCGACGTCGAGCAGACGATCGCCGACCTCGACGTGGCGATGGCGGCGTCGCGGCTGTCGCGCGACGTGCTCGTCCACCGCGGCCTGGTCGCCGCGGGGAGTCTGTTCGGCGACCGGATGGCAGCGGACCTGTCCGGCATGGAGTGGACCGAGTCCGCGTACGTGTCCACCACCGCCCGCCGGCGACTCGCGGTCAGCTTCGCCGGGGGCGAGGGCTCGGTGCTGATGCGCATCTTGGTGCCGGCTGGCACGCCCGCCGTGCAGGCGTCGACCATGCCGGTCGAGGCCGAGTTGGTCCTGCGCCGGGGCCTTCGCCTGCGGGTCGTCGCCGACCGGGGCATCGACCCTGACGGCGTTCGCCACATCGACGTGGAGGTGATCCGTGGCTGACGCCGAGAAGGTCCGCGAGCGCCAGGACGGCGGCTACTCGCCGCCGATCATCACCGAGCCCCGCGGCGGCCCGGTTCCTCCGTGGACGCCACCTGAAGACGTTCCTGTGCGCAAGGCGCAGGGCTGACCCCGCAACGGAGTCTGAGCATGACGATCGACCTGCCGTTCATCGGCCCCGCACTGCCCGTCCACCCGACCACCCGTCTCACCGCGCTGGGCCTGCGCCGCAACGGCGCCCCGATCTGGCCCGTCATGGGCGGCTCGGAAGACGGCGATAGCGGTGACGGTGATGGCGGGAGTGAAGGCGGCGACTCGGACGGCGACGGCGGTGACAAGCCGCTCGGTCCGGCCGGTGAGCAAGCCCTCGAGCGGATGAAGGCCGACCGCAAGGCCGCCCAGGACGCCCTGAAGCCCTGGCGGGCACTCGCGCGCGAGCTCGGCGCGAAGACGCCCGACGAGGTTAAGGCGCTGCTGGCCGGTAGGCAGGACGCGGACGCCGACAAGGCCGCCGACGCGGTCCGGCGGGAGGCGATTGCCGAGGCGGATGCCAAGGCCAACCGCAAGATCGTGCGTGCGGAGGTCAAGGCGGCCGCGGCTGGGAAGTTCGCCGACCCGGGGGACGCGGCCGCGTTCCTGGACCTCGACGGGTTCGAGGTCGACGAAGACGGCGAGGTCGATGGTGACGCCATCGCGGCGGCGCTGGACGACCTGCTGAAGAAGAAGCCCCACCTCGCTGCGCAAGGCGGCAGGCGGTTCGCCGGTGGTGGCGACGGCGGGCACCGCGGTGATTCCCAGGTCGATCCCGGTCCTGGTATCGCCCGTATGGCCCACGCGTACGCCAACGCCGGCAAAACCCGATGACCCATCACTGATTGAGGAGAAGCCAGAATGGCGCTCACCCTTGCTCAGGCCGCCGTGCTGTCGACCAACGACCTGCAGCGCGGCGTCCTCGAGATGTTTGTCCAGGAGTCGCCGGTCCTCGACCGCCTCCCGCTCATGGATATCGAAGGCAACGCCTACGCCTACAATCAGGAAGCGACCCTGCCGGGTGTCGCTTTCCGGTCGGTGAACGAGGCCTACACCGAGTCGACCGGCACGTTCGTGCAGGCGACGGAGTCGCTCGTCATCATGGGTGGCGACGCCGACGTCGACCGGTTCCTGCAGCAGACCCGCGGCAACGTCAACGACCAGCGCGCCGAGCAGACCGCCCTGAAGGTCAAGGCCGCGTCGTACAAGTTCCAGGACCACTTCTTCAACGGTGACGTCGCCGTGGACCCCAAGGGCTTTGACGGCCTGAAGAAGCGCCTCACCGGCAACCAGGTCTTCGCGGCCGGCACCAACGGCATCCCGGTGCTCGGCAACGGCGGTACGGAGACGCACACGTTCTTCGACAAGCTCGACGACCTGCTGTCGCGGGTGCCCGGTATCAACGCCAACAACGGCGCGATCTACGCCGCGTCCGCCATCCACGCGAAGATCCGTTCCGCGGGCCGGCGCATCGGCGGCACCGACATCATCACCGAGGACATGACCGGCAAGCGTGTCCTGACCTGGAACGGGATCCCGATCCTCGACCCGGGTGACAACCTGGCCGGAACGCCGATCCTGCCGCAGACCGAAACCCAGGGCACCGCGTCCGGCATCTCGAACTCGATCTACGCCGTGAAATTCGGCCAGAACGAGAACGACCGGGGCACCACCGGCCTGACCAACGGCGGCGTGATGGTCGACGACCTGGGCTTCCTGCAGTCGCAGCCGGTCTACCGCACCCGCATCGAGTTCTACTGCGGCCTCGCGACGTTCGGCGGCAAGGCCGCGGCCCGCATGACCGGCGTCCTGAACAGCTGAGAGAGGCAACCATGGCGAGCACCGACCAGAAGAACAGCGACGCCGCGGCGTCGACCGGGCCGAGCCCGGACGTGCAGGGCACCGGCGCTACGGCGCGCCCGGCCACGAAGGCGACCAAGGCGGCCCGGGAGTCGGCGGGGAACGCCGACGTCACCGTGCTGGACGACTTCAACGACAAGCCGTCCATCACCGCCCCCGGCGACGGGCCGGCCGACACGACCGACCCGGAAGAGCGGGCCACGACCGTCGGCGGGAACCAGCTCGAGGCGGCCCGCGAGGGCTACCTCACGGTGAACGCGGCGATCCCGGCGAACACCGACGACCGCGGCCAGCTGCGCGGCGTCGCGATCTCCTACCCGGGCGACGACAAGGTCGTCGACGAGGACGGGTTCGAACGGGACCCGAAGAACGGCGGTCGCGTCGAGCGGTACCCGGCGACCCGGCCGAACGGCGAGACCGTGATGGTCGAGCACAACATCGACACCGGCGTCACCCGGATCGTCTGACCTGGAGGGGGGCCAGCGATGGTCGCACTGGTAACACGCGCTGAGCTGGCCTCCCACCTGCAGGTCCCGCAGGTGTTCAACGACGCTGCGGACCTGGCCATCGCCGCCGCGTCGGCGTACGTGGAGGGCAAGACCGGCCTGGCCTTCACCGTCCGGACCGCGACGATCGTGCTGCCGTCCAGCCGGGACCGCGAGATCCCGATCCCGCTGCGCCCGGCACGGGCGGTGACCGCGGTGTCCATCGGCGGCACCGCCTACACCGACGCCCGGCTCACCGCCGCCGGCACCATCTACCGGGCGCTGGGCTGGCGCAGCACGTACGAACCCGAAGACGTCCTGGTCACCGTGCAGTACGGGCTGACCACCACCCCCGACGACATCAAGGGCGTCGTGCTCGAGCTGGCCGGCGCCCGATACGAGGGCCACCTCGGCGTCGAGTCCGAGCAGATCGACGACTACCGGGTCGCCTACTCCAGCACCCTCTCGCAGACATCGCTGGTCACCCTGGCGAACTACGGCGCCGACGTCGGCGCCCTGAGCATGTCCGGCCGCTGACGGCCACCCACAGACCGGAAAGTGAGGGCCTGATGGCCAAGCTGAACAAGGGCGACCGGTTCCGGTTCGCCGGCACCGAGGGCCTGGGCCAGGCCGCGCGTATCGCGGACCCTGACGTGCCGGAGGCGCAGAATCTGATGCGCTCCGACATGGCCGACCTGGACATGCCCGCGGGCTGCGAGGTCGAGGTCGAGGGCCACGACGACGACCGGGACCTGGTCTTGGTCAAGTGGACCGACGCCCAGGACACCCTCCGCATCACGTCGGTGCCGGAGGCGGACCTGGCCTCCCAGTTCGAGAAGCTGGAGGGCTGAGCGATGGCTGTCAACACCATGAGCCAGTACGCGCGGGCGCAGGCGAACGAGGCTGTGCACCGCCGCACCCAGTCCCCCGCGGCCGGCACCGTCTACGGCCTGCTCGGCACCTCAGCCACCGTGCCGACCGACGCCGGGTCGACCATCGCCGCGTCCGGCGTCACCGAGTACACCGCGACCGGGTACGCCCGGCAGCCCATCACCTACGGCGCGGCCACCGTCGCGACCCCCTCGGTGATGGTCAACACCGGCACCCCGACCTGGGGCCCGTTCACCGCGGGCACCGGCGCCATCTGCAGGTATCTGCTGATCGTCGACACCGTGTCCGGGGCTGGCAACGTCATCGACGTCATCCAGATCACCGACCGCACCCCGGCCACCGGCGACAGCCTGCAGGCCGGCGCCGGCACCATCACCAGCACCATCTGACGTTGTTCGCCTGAGCCGGGGAGGTATCGGTGCCGACCCGGTTCTACACCCCACGCTGGGACGGCCGGGCCGCAGCAGTCAGCACCGCTCCCGGCTCGCAGTGGCAGCAGACGACGAACTCGTTCTCCGGGGCGACGGCCCGGCTGGCGGCCACCACGAAGGGCGCGACGGCGCCGACGTCGACCACCTCGACGAACTTCACCAAGTCGTCGACGTCGCAGCCGTGGAACACGCTGCAGATGCAGTGCGTGTCCGACACCCTGAACATCGCCCAGACGATCACCGGCACCTTCTCCGCAGTGTTCCGGATCGGCGAGACGACCACCGCCGCTGACGTTTCGCTGCAGGTCGTCATCCGGGTCGTGTCGCAGAACGGCGCCACCGAGCGCGGGGTGCTGTACGCCGGGCACACCGCGGCGAACAACGCCACCGCGGGCGCGCTGGGCCAAGAGGCACCGACCGCGGCGGCGACCCGAGTCATCCCGGCGGGCACCGCCCTGTCGCCGGTGGCGGCGCAGGCCGGCGACCGGGTCGTCATCGAGATCGGCACCCGGTCCACGGCCACGAACAACACCACCTCCGGGTTCCTGACCCTCGGCGACAACTCGGCGACCGCCGACCACGCGCTGGGGGCCGGTAACGCCACCGCCCTGGTGCCGTGGGTCGAGTTGTCGCAGACCCTGACGTTCGGCACCCCGGCCGCCACGGAGACCCTGCCCTCCCCGGCCACCCTGGTGGACGACTTCTCCAGCGGCAGCCTCACGGCGTACGACGACTGGGCGGCCGCTCAGTCGGCCATCGTCGCCGGCGAGCTGCACATCACGACCACGACGGCGGCCGGGTACTACGGCGTGTCCCGGCTGGCCACGGTGGACATCAACGAGGCGTACGTCGGCGCCCGGGTCGTCAGCGCGGGCAATCAGTCTCTTGCGTCGTACGGCGCCTACCCGATTGACCTCACGTTCTCGGCGAACAACGAGGCGTACTGGCTGATCACCAGCAATCAGGCGCAGTGCTGGACGAACGTCGGCGGCACCTACACCCAGCGCGGCACGTCCCTGGCCTACGTCGCGGGCGCGCATGTGTGGTTCGCGATCGGCGAGGTCGGCGGCCAGCTGCGCTGGGTGTGGTCGACGAACGGCACCGACTGGACGGTGCACACCTCGGTCGCGAACCCGTTCGGTGCCGATACGATCGTCAACCCGTACTTCATGGTCGGCACCGACGCCGCAGAGGCATCGACGACGACATTCCAAGTCGACGACCTGACCACCTGGGGTATCGGGGTCAGCGGCAGCACCCTGGCCGTGGCGGGTGCCGCCACGACGGTCCCCGCTGCCGCGGGCGCTCTGCGCCTGATCGGCGCGCTATCCGGCGCCGCGAGCACCACCCCGACCGCCTCGGCCGACCTGCGCGTCTTCGGTGCCGTTTCCGGCGGCGCGTTGACCACCCCATCTGCGGCCGCCACCATCATGGCCGGCCTGCCTGTGGCCGGCGGTGCGACAACGATCCCGGCCGCTGCCGCGTCCCTGCTCGCGGTGCTGGCCGTCAGCGGCTCGGCGGCCACGGTTCCTGCAGCTGCGGCCGCGCTGGCCGCGCGCTTCCCGCTGGCGGGCGCGGCCACCACGACCCCGACTGCGGCGGCCGCGCTCGGCCTGCGCATCCCGGTGACCGGCCAGGCAGCCACCGTCCCGGCCGCCGCCGGTGCGATCGGGGTCCGGTTCCCGATCTCCGGTGCCGCCACGACCACACCGAGCGCGACCGGCGCGCTGCGCCTGACCATCCAGATCAGCGGCGACGCCAGCACCACGCCCGCGGCCGCAGCTGAGCTCAGCCGGGCTTTGCCGATCTCCGGCGGCGCCGTTACCGTGCCGTCGGCGGCCGGCCAGATAGTCATCGCGTCCGGCCCGCAGACTTACGACGTGGCCGGCGGCGCGACCACGACGCCTGCGGCGGCCGGGTCGCTCGCCCTGCGGTCGGCGGTCACCGGCGGTGCGGTCACCGTTCCCGCGGCGGCCGGATCCCTGGTGTTCCGCCTTGGTGTCTCCGGGTCGGCCAGCACCAACCCGGCCGCGTCCGGGTCGCTGACCGCACGGCTGGCGCTGGCTGGGTCGGCGACCACCAC